CGCAATCATAACATCAAATGCAATCATCAAAGGTAAGTTATACAATTAACTAATGACAAAAAATGATACACGGGTGTATGTGTGTGTGGTTTTTAAAGAATACTTTTTATAATATAGCTATAATATATGTTGAATTGTCCGCCTTTGGTAAACGACAAACTATCAATGATATATTTATATATTTTTCCTTGCGTACCCACGCATGGGACACCCCGGGTCCCCCTACATTTGCATGCAATGTCGCCATATTTTTTACTAAAATAGTAACCTGTACAACTTACGGTGCAACGTTTTGGGATACCCTATAGGTAGACGTGAAAGGCATACCCTCGTCTATACTGATAACAGTTAATTTGGGTGTACGTGGTGTATTTCCCGGAGGGTATACTCCGATTGTACCTACCAAATCACGATCTGTCAAGATTTTTTTTATTTTTCTTGACTATTTCTGTATAAATCACTATTATTAAGGTAACAAGACATCAATTAAAGCACATACAACCACGTATTTTTGTTATAGAAAGTGTATAGTTGGCTTTATTAATTGATTTTTTGTGTATTTAATGAAAGAAAGGTCATGTTTGAAGCTGTTGTATTGGCATGTTTGTGGGGAAAACCCCAAATGCCACAATTTTGTGAAGAATTAAGAGACACTAGAGGCCCGTACGTCACTCACGATCGTTGTTTGGCAAGGGTTTACGAGATAGCAACAGAATTACCAGACTATAGACCCCACATGCAACCTAGAGCATACCGTTGTGACAAATTTACTCCCAAAGCAAAGAAGCAAAGAGCGTGAAATAACTGCTAAAGAAGAGCAATTCCTTACGAATCTCTTTGAAAACGGTGGAAACATAACCGATGCAGCAGTTAGTGCAGGTTATTCAAAAGGATCTACCACGTGGTTACGCAACAATCTAGCAGACGAGATTATCAGACGCACACAAAACGTGCTGTCTATGAACGCATATAAGGCGGCTACACGCCTTGTAACAACAATTGACAACCCAGTACCCGAAAGAGGTGACGACCTACGCTTCAGGGCCGCAGAATCGCTTTTAAATAGGGTAGGACTGGGAAAACAAGAGACAACCAATGTAAACGTGCAGGCAATACACGGAATAGTGTTGCTTCCACCCAAAAAAGAAGTTGTTATTGATGGAAATTAAAAAGCGTGGGCGACCCAAGAAAGATCCCAACGCACCCAAAGCAAATTATTACTATTCCTCTGCAGTAAAGGCACGTAAGCAATCGCAAAAGAGGTTACGAGATGCCGAGAAAAGAGCAGAAAAGATTACGAAACAGGCTGAGGGCAAACGGAGATATGCTCGAAAGCTCAAAGAAACAATCACAAAAGTCGAAAAAGGACTCACAAGTAATGAAACCACACTTATTGATAAAGCCGATCTTGAAACCCTTCCAAATGCTGTGGAGCAACTTGTGGATGGGCGTGAAATTATTTTTAAACCAAACGAAGGACCTCAAGAAGAATTTCTTTCCTCGTCTGAAAGAGATGTTCTCTACGGCGGTTCAGCAGGCGGAGGAAAAAGTTTTGCCTTACTTGCAGACCCCCTTAGGTATTGCCACAATGGCAACCATCGTGGGCTTCTTCTTAGGCGTACTCTGGATGAGTTAACCGAACTAATTGACAAGTCACGTCAGCTTTATCCCAAAGCGTTCCCCGGTGCAAAGTTCCGGGAGTCAAAGTCAACGTGGCACTTCCCATCGGGAGCAACCATCTGGTTTACGTACCTTGACAAAGACAAAGACGTAACTCGATTTCAAGGACAGTCGTTTAACTGGATAGGCATAGACGAAATAACCCAATACCCATCTCCGTACGTTTGGGACTATCTTCGTTCAAGATTAAGATCAACGGATACAGAGCTACAAGATAGTCTGTATATGCGTTGCACAGCGAACCCCGGAGGGGTTGGTGGATGGTGGGTTAAGAAGATGTATATTGACGTTGCTGAACACAATACAACTTTTCCTGCAACAGATATTGAAACGGGTACACCCTTTCTGTGGCCCAATGGACACGACAAAGCGGGAGAGCCTTTATTTTATCGCAGGTTTATTCCCGCCCGTTTAACTGACAATCCTTACTTGTTGGCTGACGGACAATACGAAGCGATGTTACGTTCACTTCCTGAAGTTGAACGTAAACGATTGCTCGATGGAGACTGGGAAGTCACAGAAGGTGCAGCGTTCCCAGAGTTTTTAAGGAGTAAACATGTTACACCGAATTTTGAGCTTCCACCGAATTTCCCCAGAATACGTGCCGCCGACTACGGCTACTCGAGTCCGTCTTGCGTTCTTTGGGGGGCTATTGACTGGGATAATAATATCTGGGTTTATCGTGAGTTATACGTAAAACAGTTGACAGCAGAGCAACTAGCTGATAGAATACTACAAGTAGAACAAGAAGATCCGACACCTCACTATACAGTCCTTGACTCCTCGTGTTGGAACAAAACAGGGTTTGGCCCTTCAATCGCAGAAACAATGATGAGATGTGGTGTTCGTTGGACACCATCCGATAGAAACCGATTACAAGGTAAAATGGAAATACATAGGCGATTGGCGGATGACCCACGAACAGATGAACCTCGACTACGAATATTTCCGAATTGTGTCAACCTTATCAAACAACTGGCAGGTATACCTCTTAGCAAAACAAATGCAGAAGACGTAGACACAAAGGCAGAAGACCACGCATACGATGCGTTGCGATACATGTTAATGACGAGAATGACAGGATATGCGTCAATTCACAAAACGCTTGGTGGAATTAAAAATCAAGTTTATCAAACCCACGATCAAACATTTGGATATTAACAGATGGCAGAAGAAATAAAATTAGACGAAAATATAACTATCCGTGATGCTTTTAAGATTACTGGTAGAGATACGAAAACAACTACAAATCCTAAAACAAAAGTTCAAACAACTAGACCTAACCCTATTCTTAAAAATTTAGAAAAAGCAGGTATAAGTCTTGATTCTCCCTTTTCTGTATTTCAAGATGAAAATACTTCGTTAAAATTAGCAGAAGCTGTGAAAGGTAAAACAGGTAAGGGTGGTGCTAACACCTTTGTAGAATTAGATGTAGTAGAAAATAATTTAAAAACTAAATATGAACGAAGAACTAAACAAGCTTTTCCCTTTATAAAAGTTTTTGGTGCAGATGGATTTTTACAAAAATCTCCTGACTTATTGGCTAAATATCCTGAAATACTTAAACAGCCAAGACGAGAAGATAAATTTGTAAAAATACCTGAAGGTAAAATATCGTTAAAAAATATAGCTCAAGGAATATCTGAAATACCTGATGCCGATGTTCGTGCTGCAGTAGCTTTTAATGCTCTTGTTCCGTTACGACCATCAGAAATAACCAGTTTAAAAGCAGAAGATATAGATTTTAAAACAGGAGCTATATCAAAAGAATGGAGAAGAGTTAATAAAATACGAAATCCAGTTGAGCTTCCTGAAGTTGCTTTATCCATATTAAAAAATCAACAGTTAAAAGGTGGTGAATACTTATTTGGTGATGTTGACGCAAATGATATGAGTGCTGCTGTCAGAAAACATGTAAAACCTAAGTTTGAAGATTTCATATCAAGTATGGGAAGAGAGATTAAAGGATCTAAAGATTTTAGAAAAATAATACCTTCTATAATAGCCACAGAATTAGGACAAGGTAAATATGTTAGTCAGATAATGGGTCATGCAAAATATGACCAAATAACTGACACACTAGCCAAGATGACTCAAGATCGTTACCTATCTCCTATATTAGATAAAACAGGTCCTACACCCAAACTTGCACTTGTATCTCTTCAAAACATGTATGGTGAAGTTTTAAAGTTAGACAGTATAAATGAACTTGCAGGTGAGTTTGATTTAGATTTACCAGAATTAACAGCATTAAAAGCTCCTAGAATAAACGTTATATCACAAGATCAAGATATTGTATCTGATGTGAGAGTAAAAGGAGAACTTACTGACAGGGATTTAGAATTAATAGAGGAAAGAAAAACAGCACGAAGAGCAGAGTTAGGTGAAAGAACTTCAAAGGCAGAGCTTGGAAAAATACAAGCAGATATAGCAAAAGAAAAAGCAAAACCAGAGCTATTTGCAGCAAGAGAAGCAACTCTTGAACAAGACATAGATTTAAAGTTAAAAAAACAAGCACTTACAAAACAAAAAAAAGAAGAAAAAATATCAGCTACAGAAGCTGAACAAAAAAAGATACGTGATGAAGAGATAAAAGAAAATAGTAAAACAATTAGAGATAAACTAGGCAACACTAGAATGTTTGGTAAGTTTTTAGGTATAGGCGGTCTTATGTACAGTGCAACTCTTATACCTGAAGATTTTAGTGCGGCAAAAGCTGCAAACATACGAGCAATGGAAGACGAAACTGATGATAGTTTTGAAGCACGAATGAGAAGAGGAGCTAGTGCAGTGATGGGTCCGGGTGGGGCGGCAGGAGTTGAAGCGGGAGCAAGATTTCTTGATCCGGGAATCCAAGCGGCTGCAGAGTTTGGCCCTAAACTTGCCAGAGAAACATTTGGTGCAACAAATATTGCAGATGCTACACTAACGGATGATCCAAACAGACCGTTTAAAACCAGAGAAATGTTACTTGCTGAACAACAGACTATGCAAGATAAAGCTGATCAACAACAATACAGACAACAAGTTTCTGCACAAGTTGGTGATGAATTAGAAGTACAAAAACAAATGAACTTAAAAAAACAAAGTGAAGATTTTAGCAGAGAAGCTGAAAGAAAGAGCCAACTATCGTTGGATGAACAAATAAACGAAATGTTATCACAAAGGAGATAATGATGGCAGATAATTTAAACAAAGGTGCAGCCTATATTATGGGAGCAGACAAAATAACAGTGGATAACGCTGAAGGGTCTACTAGCCTGTACAGAGAAAAGCCAGAGTTTACGACTGAAGTAAACCAAGATGCTTTACAAGTTGATATGCCAAAGAAGCAAACTAAACCAACAGTAGAAGCTTCTTTTAATTCAATGGCTGAAGACAGAAACTACTTCTAAATAAGGTAAATTATGGCTGACAATTTCTTGCAACCACCTGACGATACCGTAGCATCAGTAGAAGAACCAGAAGAGGAACTTTTAGGTATCGCAGGATACATAAAAGATAAATTTAAAAGTGCAGAAGATGGTAGGTATACCCACGAACAACGTTGGTTAAAAGCGTATAAAAACTTTCGAGGTATATATGATTCTACAACCCAATATCGTGATTCTGAACGTTCCAAAGTATTTTTAAGAATAACTAAAACAAAAGTTCTTGCAGCGTTTGGACAAATAACTGACATACTTTTTGCAAATAAAAAATTTCCTATTGTAGTCGAACCTACTCCTGTTCCAGAAGGTATAGCAAAGTTTGCTCACATGCAAACACCACTAGATCAAATGCAACAACCGTTAGATCCGTATGGGTTTCCGGGAGACGGTAGACAAGTTCAACCCGGATCTATGGATTTTTTAGGTGGTTTACAAGAAAAATATGAGGGGACACCTTTACAGGAAGGCCCTGCAAAAATTGGAGAACCTCAAATAAGTCCTGCACAAGAAGCAGCACTTAACATGGAAAAGGAAATACACGATCAGCTTATTGATACGGGTGCAGTAAACGTACTTAGAAGTGCTATATTTGAACAGATACTTTTAGGAACGGGTGTTGTTAAAGGCCCAATGTTAAAAAATAAAAGAATACACAGATGGACAAAAGATGAAATGGGCAACCGTGCATATACTCCTTCTGAAATGGTATGTCCTGAAATAGAATCAGTATCATGTTGGGATTTTTTTCCAGATCCATCAGCAGTTAAATCTGAAGACTGTGAGTACGTAATTCAAAGGCATCGTATGAATCGTCAACAACTTCGTAATTTAGCTAAATATCCTTATTTCAATGTAAAAGCTATAGATGAAGTTATAGCACAAGGTCCTAATTATCAAGACAAATATTATGAAGATACTATTCGTGATGATGAAACTGAACCTAACTACAATAAAAACAGATATGAAGTATTAGAATATTGGGGGGTGATTGATAAATCTTTTATTGATGCAGCAGGAGGTCTAGTTGATCAAGACATGAGTAACATGGATCAACTTCAAGTAAATGCTTGGGTATGTGGAAATGAAGTAATTAGATTTGTTCTTAATCCATTTACACCTGCACGAATACCTTTTCATGTATTTCCTTACGAAATAAATCCGTATCAAATATTTGGTACGGGTGTACCAGAAAATATGGAAGATGCACAACTTCTTATGAATGGACACATGAGAATGGCTATAGACAATCTCGCACTTGCAGGAAATTTAGTGCTTGACGTTGATGAAGCAAGTTTAGTACCCGGACAAAACATGGATATATTCCCCGGTAAAATATTTAGACGACAGTCTGGTGTGACTGGGACTGCAATTAACGGATTAAAGTTTCCAAACACTGCACCAGAGAATATACAGATGTATCAAATATCAAGGCAACTTGCTGATGAAGAGACAGGCATACCTTCTATAATACACGGACAAACAGGAGTAACGGGTACAGGAAGAACCGCTGCAGGACTATCAATGTTAATGGGCGGTGCAAACTTATCCATGAAAACTGTAATAAAAAACATAGACGACTTTCTTCTCAAGCCTTTAGGAGAAGCTTATTTTCAGTGGAACATGCAATTTAATGATGATTCACCAGATATAGTAGGGGATTTAGAAATCAAACCACGTGGCACTGCAGCAGTTATGCAAAAAGAAGTTCGCAGTCAGCGTTTAACAGCATTGTTACAAACTGTATCAAACCCTATGCTTGCTCCATTTGTAAAAATACCTAATTTAATTAGAGAGTTGGCAATAGCACAAGACATAGATCCTGACAGTTTGGTAAACGATGAAAACCAAGCAAAGATATTTGCAGAAATATTACGAGGTTTAAATGAATTACAACAGACTGAAACCCCTAATCAACAACCCGACAGCATGGCAGGCGTTGGAGGAATGGGTCAAACACCAACAGACGGTAGTGTTCAGGGGGTTGGTGCAGGCGACATCGGAGTTGGAGCTACGCCAGTTGCAGGGGAAGGCGGTTTTACTGGAAGCAATCCTATCCCTCCAGAACAACAACAAGAGTAATTAATGGCAGTAAGAGCATCTGAAATAAATTTATTTAAAAGAGAAAAGTCTGCAGAAGAGTTTTTAAGTCTTCTTCCGCCTGACGCACAGATAATTACTTTACCAGATGGGTCAACAGTTATAAGACAAGGGGGCAAAACATACAATGTACCTCGTGAAATTAATAATAAAGTAAGGGAATTAGCAAGTAACGTAACTCCTTTAAGTCAAAGAATGTATACATCAGGAAGCAGTGTAGCATCTAGTGGGGTTGTACAAGAGTCTGATCAGTCAGGTTCACAAGTTGCCATAGATAGTGGTTCAGACTTTCTCACTAACGTTGGTGGAGTAGGTGCAACGACTTTTGACTACGATTTAAGTGAAGCTGATTTACAAGAAGCCATAGATCTTCGCAAAGCTGCTTACAATGTAGATACCATAGAAACAAAAACTGTAGTAAATGCAGATGGGACAGAAGAAAAAGGATTTTTTGAAAAAGTAGGAGATAAAGTTGTAGAAGTTTTTAAATCTCCTCAAGGCGTTGTTACAGGTGTTAGTCCTGTTAGTGGTAAAACAATTACAACACGAGTACCTGCTTTAGAAGGTGTAACTAACCTTGCATTTCTTGCAACTCCATTTGCGGGTCTTGGTACAGCTATGGGAGAAATAGGAGAAAAATTTGTTGCCAGACAAACAGAGGAAGTTAAACGTGCAGCACTTGGTCAACTTTTTTATGGTGCGGGACAAATTCAACACAAAGCAACAGGACAGATTATAGATTTAACAACGTCTCCCGCCATTACTAATCCTCTTGCAAACGCTTTAGGTTTAACGGGGGGTGCAGCAGGAACTTACGCTGAATCCACTCTTGAAGGACCTTTTATATATGCGGGTAGAGAATATGCTACAATGGCTGATGCTGTACGAGCCGTACAAGGAAAAGTTACGTCTTACGGAATGGAACGATTTATACCTGCGGGTGAAACTTATAGTAAAGAACGAGTAGTTGATGCAGGACTAGATCGTTTAGGTGAATACGATGAAGATAGCGGTGAAGTAAACTTAGGATTTGGAAGAGAAGGTGCAGTAACGGGAGTTGCTATTGATCAAGAGGGCAATTTACAATACAAAACAGGAACTGGTGGATTTTTCATGGGCATGGGTGAAATGGTTGGAACTGGTTCTGGAGGTATAGGATATAGTGGGGGAAGAGCAGACATTGCAAAAGCAAAAGATATATCTGTACTTGAAGCATCAAATTTATTAAACAAGATAGAGGATGGCACAATTACATCTACACCAGATACAACGCAGTTTTTACGAAATATTGCATTTTCGGTAGAAAAAGGTGAGTTTGTTCCAGACTACACATACGGCAATTATTTTGCACCAAATACTCCTACATTTTCTCGACCAGATGTTTTAGTAGAACCACTACCTTCGTTCGAGGATTATATATATGATCAAAATATTGTTGCTGCTGATGATGATCAAACATATGGAACTTTTAATTTTGATGACACAACTCCAAACCAAATGCAAAGAACTTTTGAAGAGATGAGAGAGTTAGCAGATGAAGAAAGAGGTGCAGGATCAGAAACTCCAACAGTTGTAGATACTTCAACTTATGCACCTGATCCGTTTTATGATACCACTCAATCAGATGATGGTGGTTTTGATAGTGGTGTTTCTCAAGAAACTCAAGATACATACGGAGATACAGGAGCAGATGATTTTGATCCTGTTGCAGAAGGTGGTCGCATAGGTAAACAAGAAGGTGGCACAACTGTAAAACCCGTATCACAAATAGTACAAGGAGCAGGATTTATTGCACCACAAAACAATGCTACTGAACAACAAACTATAGCAGACGACATACCGATGGAAGCAGAGGAAGGTGATTTTATAATCAACGCACCTGCTGCAGAGTTTGCAGGTAGACAAGACATTGTTACCATGATTGTAGGAGCTATTGAAAGTTTACGAGAAAAAGGGGTTGACATTCAATACGGAAATCCTAAAATACCAGTAAAGAACAGTGTACAACTCGCTGTATCTCGAAATGAAGTTTATGTACCTAAAGTTGTAGCAGAAGAAATAGGCTACGATAAATTAGAAAAAATAAATAATCGTGGTAAAAAAGAAGTAGAACAAAGACAACAGGAAGCACAAGCTCAAGCTAATAGAGGTGGGTTTGTAAAAAAAGCAAGTGGTGATGTTGTTCAAGATAAATCAAGTATACTTGGTACTGATGATGGAAATTTTTTACAAGATTTAGGCAGAATTGTAATTGATAAATTTGGGGATAGATTAAAAGGATTTTTATCAAAAGATGAGAAAAAATTAATACCTGAGTCCTTACCAGAACCAAAACCTGAAATATCTAAAAAAGAAATAGAAAGTCAAGATTTACAAAAACAAGAAAAAAAACCAACACTTAAAGAATACGAACCACAAACTGAATTTCAAAAATTAGTTTACCAAGCTTTAGAAAACGTAGAAAAATTTAAAAAAAGTAGAAACGAAGCTTATATACCTGACGGCTACCCTGTGCCAGAATATAAAGGAACACCTTTTAAAAACAGTGGAGCTACAGTTGGGTTAGGTGTTGATGTAGCACAATATGATCCTTTTGAATATAAACAAATGGGTTTAAGTGAAGAGTTATATAACAAAATAAAACCTTATACTTTAGACGGCAGTTTATCTGTGGGAAAAGGAGTGACGGGAGGAGCTACAAATAAAGATCAAGTACACGGAGTTAAAGGTCTTGAATTGTTAAGACAAAAACCTTTAATTTTAACAGACGAAGAATTAAAAGAATTAAATTCAAAAGTATATAAATACAAATTAGATCAATTTAACAAAATACATGGGAAGTTTTACAAAGATTTTAATAACCCTGAAGATAAAGCAGCAGCTTTTGTGATGTTTTGGGGGGGAGCATTTAAAAACCCCTTAACTTTTAAACAAGTGTTAAAAGAAACATTGGATACCGAAACTGCGTTACAAAGAGGGTATATAAACAATAAAAATATTTCTTCTACAGGATTAGAAGCAAGTAGAGCAAAAAGATTACTAGGTTGGTATAAAAAATACAGAGATAGTAAAAATAAAAATATAAAAGTGTTACCTAAACCTAGACCTAAAGAGATTCAGGTTAATCCTGATAACAGATCATTTTTATCACCACAAATTAGCGTGTGATAGAAAAGATTTCGTCAGCTACCCACGTATTAGTGGCCCTGACAAACCGAAGCAGCTACCCACTGCCATGTGGCACTGCATAAATGAGGTATAAGACAATGGCAAAACAAGTAAAAGGCGTAAGAGCTAATAAACCAAATGATTCTTTTGGTACAATAAATGAACCTAATCTTTATCGAGGTAAATACCGTGAAGATGTTTACAAAGATGATGAAGAAGAGGTAAAAGAAAACCAAGAAGCAAAACAAGACGAAACGGACACTTCTAAAGAAGCCACTCCAAAAAATCAGAGTTTTGTGGAAACAAAAGAAGAAGATGGAATTGTCTACAAAAAACGTTATGATGATTTAAAAAAACATTATGACAAAAAACTTGACGAGTGGAAAACAGAACGTGATGCTCTGGAAGCCGCTAATAAAGTTTCGGATACTGGAGTACAAGTACCAACAACTCCCGAAGAAATAACGGAGTTTAGACAAAAGTATCCAGACGTGTACAAAGTTGTTGAGTCTGTAGCAGCAATGCAAGCAGAACAAAGAGCAGGAGATCTCAGAGGTGAGATTGATTCTCTTAAAAAGCGAGAAGAAGATTTAGTTGTTCAAAGTGCTTACAAAGAACTTACATCACAACATCCTGATTTTCAGGAAATTAAAACTGATGAAAAGTTTTTACAATGGCTTGATGAACAACCAGAGTCAATATCTGATGGCATATACAAAAACAACAAAGATGCACGGTGGGCAAGTAGAGTATTAGATCTATATAAAGCCGATGTTGGTATGAACAAAGAACCAAAAAAGATTAAAAAAAGTGCGGCTGAAACAGTAAGATCTACTAAAGCAAAAGAGATTGTTACTAACACAGATGCAAATAAAAAAATCTGGAAAGGTTCTGACATCGCCCGACTTAAACCGTGGGAGTTCGAGAAGGTAGAAGCCGATATTGATCTAGCACGACAAGAGGGGCGAATTGATATGAATAGCTAAACCTCAATTTAAGGAGAGAAAAAATGGCTTTCGGAACTGCAGCGGGTTACGGTAACTTACCTTCGGGTAACTTTGCCCCGCAAATTTTTAGCCAAAAAGTTCTCAAGTTCTTTAGACGTGCTTCGGTTGCAGAAGATATTACTAATACTGATTACACTGGGGAAATTGAAAACTTTGGTGATACCGTGAATATCATTAAAGAACCTACAATAACTGTATCAAGTTATACTAGGGGATCTGTGGTAAACACACAAAACTTGGCAGACGATCAAATTACATTGACCGTAGACCAAGCTAACGCATTTGCATTTAAAATTGACGACATCGAGGAGAGACATTCTCATGTTAACTTTGAAGCATTAGCTACCTCATCAGGTGCTTTTTCTTTGAAGAGAAAATACGATGCAAACGTACTACAATCTTTATCAGACGGTGCAGGTCTTGCAGGTGCTGATGATGCAAGTTTATCAGGTGGTTTAACAACTACTAATTCAGCTTTAGGTACAGCATCTGCTCCTATTAACGTAGAAACAGATGACGCAGGTATCAACCTCATGCTTTTAATGGCTAGAGTGCTTGACGACCAATCTGTACCAG